CCAGACGAGGAGACATAGATGCCATTGCATCATCGCTTACTGCTCACGGTCAATATCGCCCTATCGTGGTTCAAGCGAGTACGAAATTTGTCCTCGCTGGCAATCACACGCTTAAGGCGGCAAAAAAACTAGGTTGGAAAAAGATAAAAGCAGTTCTCGTTGAAGTAGACGAGGACACGGCAAAGAAGATAGTTTTAGCCGATAACCGCTTAACTGACCTTGCTGGATATAACGAGCCACTTCTCAAGAGCCTGTTGCAAGCGCTCCCTGAGTTGGATGGAACAGGATTTACTCAATCAGAGGTTGAGACTTTAGACCGCCTTATCTCTGGAGACCAAAAAGAATCCGTGGGTGGCAGTTCGCTTAAAGATGACCCCGAGGTGAAGATAGCGGCGTGGAAATTTACAGTTGAGCAAGATGCTTACGATGCGTGGAAAGAACAACTTTACAATGAGTTCGGCAAGACTAAGAGCAAAGCGAACACGGGGATTAAACAGCGCCTAGGATTCCCAGAGCGCGTAATGGAAAAGCCAGAACGGATTGAGGAGCGCTCCGAGAGTTCACCCGAGGATGTAGAAACCGTATCCGTAAACGAGATTCTCACTCACCCGCTTAATCCGCGTGAGGGTGATATTGGAGCCATTATTGATTCACTCTCGACTATGGGGCAGTACAGACCAATCGTGGTCAATCGCCTTACGAAGAATTGCGTATCAGGAAACCACACACTTCAAGCGGCAGTTCAACTTGGCTGGGAAAAGATTGCTGTCCATTGGATTGAGGTAGACGATATTGAGGAAATCAAAATTCTCATCGTGGATAACCGAACCTCAGACCTTGCCACCTATGACTCTGGAGAACTTAATAAGTTACTGACCAGTACGAGTATCAAGGGAACGGGATTCTCCAGAGATGAAGTCGCTGAGATTCTTGCAGGGGGAAAGACAAAGCCTGGACATAACCCAATAGGTCGAACCAATATCCGAGTGGGCAATCATTCAATGCGAGTTCACACCGAGGATTTGAATTCGTGGGCTAACGCTATTCAGGGTTGGACAGACATCGCTGAATTGCTACAGATACCTTTAGAAGCCTGTACTACAGAGGAGCAGGAATGAAACTGATTAACTCGGATTGCATTTTGGCTATGAAAGAGATGCCAGATAACTCGGTAGATTCCATCGTTACTGACCCGCCTTATGAGTTGGGTTTTATGGGTAAAAGTTGGGATTCAACGGGAATCGCTAATTCTGTTGAGATGTGGAGCGAGGCATTACGAGTTCTTAAACCTGGTGGTCATCTGATTGCTTTCTCAGGTTCTCGCACTTATCACCGTATGGCAGTTGCTATTGAAGATGCAGGATTTGAAATCCGCGACCAGATTATGTGGGTATACGGGTCAGGATTTCCTAAGTCTTTGGACATAAGTAAGGCGATTGATAAAGCCGCAGGTGCAGAGCGCGAAGTTCTGAGAGTCCTACCGTCATCAAGAGCAAAGGCAAGCGATAGCGGATTTATGATGGCTGAGAAATTAGAAACGGCACCATCAACTGATGCCGCAAAACAATGGCAAGGATGGGGAACAGCCCTTAAACCTGCTCACGAACCGATAGTTCTTGCTCGTAAGCCGATTGTGGGAACAGTTGCTAATAATGTCCTGACCTATGGAGTTGGCGGATTAAATATTGATGGGTCAAGAGTTGGGAATGAGGATACTCGTTCACCTGCGAGTAAAACAGCCCTTGGAATGATGAACGATGACAGTTGGCAAGCGCAAGAAGTAATGGCTGGCTCAGCCAATGGTCGCTTCCCTGCCAACTTCATTCACGATGGCTCAGATGAAGTTGTAAATTCATTTCCAGAGACTAAGGCGACAGGAAGTGGCAAGGTCTCAGGGTTCCGCAAAGGTGGAGATTCAAAAAATAGTGTTGGGATTTCTGGAGTCAAAAGCGCCGCAGATGGATTTTCTGATTCAGGCTCCGCCGCCCGTTTCTTTTATTGTGCCAAAACTTCAAAGGCTGACCGCAATGAAGGGCTGGATGAGTTCGAGAAAAAGGCAAAGATTTTCAATGGTCAAAGCGATAAGCCAGCGGGAAATGCCAAGGGAAGCGTAGAAGATAAGTTCTCAACGCAACCATCTGCCAATAATCATCCAACAGTTAAACCAACAGAGTTGATGCGTTACCTAGTTCGCCTGATAACCCCACCGCAGGGAATAGTCCTAGACCCTTTTATGGGTTCGGGTTCAACTGGCAAAGCCTGTGCCTACGAGGGATTTGATTTTATTGGTATTGACCAGTCAGCAGAATATGTAGAGATAGCCAGAGCAAGGATTGAGTTCGCTTCACTCCAAGAGGAGATAAAAGCAGATGAACTTCCGTTCTAATGGTTTGGGGGTAGAATAAACCAATGGAGAAAAAAATTGGCAAGCGTTGGCTCGTATGGGGCAAAACTAGCGGACTCGCTATAGGTTTTACTATCTCGAAGTATAACTTTTATGCTGAATTAGGATTTTGGTACATAGGGATGGAATTTTAATGGCAACAGCAGTAGCAAAGAAAGAGCCAGCAAAGGCACCCGCAAAGAAAACAGCGGGTCGCCCTACTGCGCTCCTTGAGGAGATTAAAGAGCAGACCCTCCTTGACTACATCCGAATTGGTACACCTGTTCGAAAGGCAGTTACCGCTTCAGGGATAGCCGAAAAGACTTTCTATAACTGGATGGCTAGAGGATTGGCTGAAAGGGAACGCCAAGCGCTAGTGCCAAACTCAAAAGATAATCCTACTGAAGTTATATTCCTACAATTTTTACAGCGAGTTGAACAGGCGAGAGCAGAGGCTATTGCTAAAAAGATTGCTGTTATTGCCAAGAGTGGCAATGAAGGCGATTGGAGAGCGGCGGCTTGGTGGCTAGAGCGCCAAGTACCAGATGAGTTCGGAAAAACAGATAGATTCGAAATTGGTGGAACCAATGGGGAAGCAATTAAAGTTCAGATTGAAATGGGCGATTTAGAAGATAAGATAGCGAAAGTCTTAGCAATCCGAAAGAGGTAGAAATGGCTGAACGGCTAGTAGACCTAGTTCTCAATGCCACGCCAGAGGAGAGAACAAAGATTTATCTCTCGCTTACCGATGACGAGAAAAATGCGCTAGGCGTGATTCTTGATGCTGAGATAGAAAACCCGTGGGCTAGATACGAGAATGACCCAATTGGATTTATTGAAGATGGGCTAGGCGAAACACTTTGGTCTAAACAGCGCGAGATTCTCGAATCCATCATTCACAATAAGAGAACGACAGTTCCCGCTTGCCACGCACCAGGAAAGTCTCACTTAGCCGCAAGAGCCGTTGCTTGGTGGATTTCAGTTCACCCGCCTGGAACCGCTATGGCTATCACTACAGCATCAACATTCAAGCAGGTTCGAAACATTATGTGGGCGAACATCCGCCGAGTTCATATTGCCAATCAACTTCCTGGAGAAATCCTCACGACTGAATGGAAAATGGAGGATACGGTAGTTGCTTATGGATTCCGACCAGCCGATAACAATGAAGCGGCAGTTCAGGGTATCCACGCGCCTCACCTGCTCGTAGTAGTGGATGAGGCTGGTGGTATCTCGGACAAGATTGGTAGCGCCTTAGAAGCCCTTATGACGGGTGGACACACACGGCTCCTAGTATTGGGTAACCCACCGACAGACCAAGAGCAAACTTGGTTCGAGCGCATCTGCAATTCGCCTATCTACACAAATATCCCTATCGGGGCTTATGAAACGCCTAACTTCACAGGTGAGGAAACTGGTCAATGTCGTAGTTGCCCACCCCATGTTGAGGCTCACGCAGTCGCTACGCACCTAGTAGACCAGAGTTGGGTGGATGATGTAATCAGCGAATTCGGAGAAGATTCTCCATTCGTTGAAGCCCGTGTAAATGCCCGATTCCCACAAACGGGAACAGGAAAAGTTATTCCTTACCATTGGGCAGAACAGGCAACGCAGAACGAAGATTATCTCGAATCTAGCGTTATCCGTCTCGGAGTTGATATTGCATCCGATGGCGGAGATGAATTCGTAATCGCAAAGGCAGATGGATACAAAGTTTCAATTACGCATCGCTCATCTGGCAAGGCTAATGCGAACGCCGTTGATGTCGCAGGTGTGATTATTGGTGAGATTGAGAAAGCCGTAGCAGAGCATAAGAGCAGAGCCGTACCAGATATGGTACGAGTCAAGATTGACACGATTGGCGTGGGCTGGGGAGTTGTTTCGCTGTTGGATAGATGGGTAAAAGAGCGCCAATTGAAGGCAACCGTTATTGGGGTCAATGTGGCAGAGCGACCTAAAGACCAAGCCAAGTTCAAGAATCAACGCGCCGAGATGTGGTGGAATACCCGCTCAATGCTTCAACCTAAAGAGGAGAAGCAAGAGATTCGCCTAGATGTAGACCGACCAGTATTGGCTCAGTTGGCTGGACCGACATTCAAATCTGATTCGTCTGGTCGTATCCTAATTGAATCCAAGGTAGATATGAAGAAGCGAGGAGTTCATTCACCTGACCGCGCTGAAGCAATTCTCCTAGCGCTGTACGAGAATAAAACCGTACACGAACCAATTTCGCCTTTATCGTTTACGCAGTCGAATCCTTGGACACTATGAAGAATTCAGATTGGGATTTAGACTTTCGTTTTGGTCAAGCGGGTGAGCAGTATGTGGCTCACCTTGTCGAAACAGTTGAGGTCAAAACCGATAGGCGCTGGAAAGAAACAGGCAATTTATACATTGAGATTTATTGCTATTCAACCAATACTCAGGGCTGGTATCAATCTGGATTATTGGCTACCAAGGCATCGCATTGGGCATTTAACCTAGAGGGAACAGTTTTAATCGTTCCAGTTGTAGTCCTCAAAGATGCTTGCACTAGATTTGGCAAAAGGATAAATTGCGAAATTCCACCAAACCAATCAACAGGGTTTCTAATCACAGTTGATAATTTGATGGAATCTACGCGAACCTATCTTGGTGTTGGTGAATTATAGATTTCCTTCCACCTTTTGACTATCACTCTTGCCTCATCTAGCCCGTATTTATTGAGTAACACTTGGCATTGCCTCAGAGTTAATCCATCGTGAGGGTGAGATGAGGAGAGAATCCCTGTGCCATATTCAGCCACAAGGTCATCTAATATCTCGTCAGACACCGAGAAAGTCCACATCTATATTTTTGTCGTAGACTGTTTCGTAGAGCAAGCGCCCATCAGACCAATCATTCCAAGAGCCATCCGAGGTAACGACCACCTTTGAGCCAAGCGATTGCTTGAGATGAATAAGGATTGCAGTTACAACGGTGTCGTAAGGCTTTTGTGCAGTTTTGCAGAAGTTGAATCCAGCATCCTCTGAAGTAACCACAAAGGCTTCGTGCGCGTTAGCGCCTACCCCATTGATGAAGATTGCCGCACCCGCTGAATCATCCTGAAGTTTGATTCCCGCTGAAACAGCAGTTTCAATAATCTGACGAGCGCCCTCTAGGAATTTATTCCAGTCGGCTTGCTCAATTCCGTTTTCTAGTTCCCAGTAATGTGTGTATCCCATTTACTTATCCTCCTCATATCCGTCAAACCAAACCCCATCCTCGCGGGTATTTGGGTCTTTGCAATGTGCTTGAGCCTGTTTT